ATGGAGCAGGGCATTGCCGCGGCCAATGGCGGCTGACCAACCCTTTGCTGCGCGCTCCTAGGTGGATATGCGGGGTAAGTGCCAACGGCAGGCGTCCCGTCGCAGCGATTACTTCACCAACCAGAGAGGCAACACCATGACCGTCCGCGCCAAATTTCGTCTCGACAACGTCACGTCGCACAGCTGGCACCCGACCGCGCGCACGCTGAAGTTCAGCGCGCAGTACGACACCAGCATCCCGGAGGATCAGCGGTTCCAGGAGGCCACGCCGAGCGGCGTGTTCGAGATGATGTGCACCAATCCGTCTGCGCTCGCCCAGTTCGAGCTCGGCAAGCAGTACTACTTCGACATCACCCCCGCCGATTGATCGCTAGGCCCAGCCGGCGGTGGCCTCAAACACCGGCAGCGGGAGGCGTAGCTTCCGCGTTGCGGTGAAAGAGGTTCTCCCTGCGCTGATCCCGCACCCCGCTCCGGCGGGGTTTTTCTTGGTACGATCGGCGCGCGGTGAATGCGCAGGCTGATGCGCGGAAAGAGTGCCGGGAGGCAATTGGCTGCCTATTTCGAACCCGGAGCTAATGTGAAGCCAAATGCCGGAGATCAGCGCCGGCCACCGCAAGCCCCGCCATCGTGCGGGGCTTTTCTTTGCCGTTGACGCCTTGCCCAAACCGTGCAGAGTCACAACCGCGCATGACAAAGCGCACCACGCACGCTGTACGCCGGAGTCGCGCCCGGTAGGGCTGTACTGAGGATTTCGCCTCCCTCGACGTGGATGGATCACACCCCATCACTTCGAGGTTACGACCATGCCCTTTTCCCCCGCACAGATTGCGACCGGCGCGACCTACTCGCTGGCCACGTTCCAGAAGAAGGAGCCGATCGATCAGGTCAACATCCAGCACGTCACGCTGGACTGGCTGATCAAGAACAAGGAGGTTTCGACCTTCGGCAACGGTTCGTTCAAGGAGCCGATCTACGTCAGCAACGGCTCCAACGCGCAGAACTATTTCGGCGCTGACCAGGTCACGTACAACGAGCGCGACCCGGCGAAGTGGACGGACTTCGGCTACGCCAACATGCACGACGGCTTCTGGTTCGACGAAGACCGCCTGCTGGCCGCCGGCATCCACATGTCCGACGAGAGCGGTACCGTGCCGACCGCGGCCGAGAAGGAGTCGCTGGTCAACCTGCTGGGCCAGTCCTTCCGCGGGCTGAAGAACGGCATGCAGGAGGCGCTGTCCTACGAGTACCTGCGCGATGGCTCGCAGTCGGCCAAGGCGATCCCGGGCCTGGCGAACATCATCAAGCTGTCGCCGGCCACTGGCGTCGTGGGCGGCATCGACGCGGCCACCAACCCGTACTGGCAGAACAACTCCAACACCGCGATCGTGGCGAACACCGTGATCGCCGAGATGGAGCAGACCTGGAAGGACTGCATGCGCTACGGCGGCATGCTGCCGGACTTCATCGTCTGCGGCCAGGCGTTCTACGAGAACTACGTGGCGCAGTCGGCGGCGGCGGTGCAGCGTCATCTGGCGGTGCAGGGCAAGGGCGGCGCGAGCTTCGACCCTAGCGTGGAGGCGGTGAACTTCCACGGCGTCCCGCTGAAATGGGACCCGACGTTCGAAGCGCTGGATGCGCTGCTGAGCACCTCCACCCAAACCAAGACCTGCTACTTCCTCAACAGCAAGGCGCTGAAGCTGCGCCCGCTGAAGGGCGAGTGGATGCGCAACCGCAAGCCGGAAGGCCTGCCGGACCGCTATGTGACCTATTTCGGCCTCACGTCGAAGTACGGCCTGACCAGCAACAAGCGCAACGCGCTCGCGGTGCTGACCATCGCCTGACCCATCGCCCGGCCTCACTCGCCGGGCGTCTCCCTTTCTGCATGAGGCAAGTCCCATGAGCAAGCTGAAAGTACTTGGCGAGGCCATTTCGCTGACCGCCGCCGCTGCACAGACCGCTGTCGCGATGAATACCACGCCGTTCTCGCCTGGCTTCAATGGCGTGGTCACCGTGCACCTGGCTGGCGCGACCGGCACGCCGACCGTGAAGGTGCAGGGCTCCAGCGATGGCGGTACGACCTGGGTCGACCTGGTGACCGTCACCGCGATCACCGGCCTGATCAAGAAGGCCGAGGTCACCGTGTACGCGCTGATGCGGCTGAACGTCACGGCCGTCGGCACCGCAGGCACCTGCTCCGCCTACTTGGCGGCGTGATCTTTCCGGCGCCCTCCGGGGCGCCTTCTTCCCCAGCAACGTGGAGAAAATCATGAGCGACACCGTCACTTGCAAACTGGTGAACGTCAGCATCGAACGTGGGCGCGACACGATCACCATCGAAGTCCCGAAGCATGAAATCGACGTGCTGCGCGCCGTGCATGGCCCCAGCAACGTGGTCGAGGGCGACATCACGGACGCGACGCTGGAGTTGTCCGATAGCGCTGACGCTGAATACCAGCGCCTGCAGAACAAGTATCGCCGGGTGAATGCGTCCGACCCGGTGCGGACGGCCTATCCGGTTGGCCCGAAGTCGCTGGAAGATTTCGGCTTCGATCTGGACCGAGGTGCACGCGAGGCGCCGCCGCAATCCGGCGTACGCACGCATGCGAAAGAGCCTGAGCCGGCCGCGAAAGAGAAGCCGGCCGCGAAGTAACGCGCTGGTCTGCGTGATTGCCGACAACGGCCCGGCTGAAAGGTCGGGCCGTTTTTCTTTGGGGTGAGTGATGGCAGAGACGATCTACAACTGCGACTGCGACGACACCACCAACAACAAGACGTTGAAGCAGCTGCGCGACGACATGATGACGCGCTTGGGCTTCGCGGCGCAGGTCAACAACCCGCCGCCCGGCATGGCTGCGCTCCTGAACTCGTTCCTGATCGAAGCGCAGGAGCTGCTGTACCGGCGCTACGACGTGTTGCGCACCGAGCGGTTCTATTCGTGGTCGCTGCAGGCCGGCGTGCGCATGTACGACTTCGACGCGAACGACGAGACGTGCACGAAGCGACTGGACCCGCGCAAGGTGACATGGGTGGGCCTGGTGCGTGACGGCCTGTGGTGCCCGCTGACCTGCGGCATTCCGCCAGAGATGTACTCGACCAACGGCAGCGGCTGGCCGTTGCGCTACGAGATTCGCCAGTGCATCGAGGTCTGGCCGGCGCCCGCGGCTACCGAGGGAAGCCTGGTCATCAAGGGGCACTTCGGTCTGGAAGCGTTCGCCGCCGACACCGACAAGACCACGATCGACGATCGACTCGTTTTCCTGCTCGCCCTGTCCAACGCCAAGGCGCACTACGGGCGTCCCGACGCCGGCAATTACGTGCAGGAACTGGAGACGATGATGGGCAACCTGGTTGCCGGCACCCATCACACGCAGCGGTATCTGCCGGGGCATGACCGCCGGCAGGACTGGGTGTATTCGCAGCCGCGGCCCACGGAGCCGTTCGCGTGACGGACATCAACCTCAACGCGCTGAAGGCTGGCATAAACCGCCTGCGCACGAAGGGCGGCGCCGATCCGTCCAGCTTGTACGACCTGGTGAACGGCTTCGTCACCATCGACGGCTCGATCCAGTCGCGCCCCGGCACCGTGCGGCATGCGGCATTGCCGGCGGGCACGAAGGGACTGTGCGCGTTCGACGGCGGCATGGTGGTGTTCTCGAGCACACCACAGACGATGCCGGCGGGGTACACCTGCGAGGTGCTGTCGCACCCCACGGATGACACACAGACGATCGTCGAAATCCATTTCGCCGCGCCCTTCATGGGCTTTCTGTACGTAGTCGCCGAGTTCAGTAACGGGGACGTCTTCCACTACTGGCTGCAGTCCGGCGGCACATGGGAAGCCCTCACGATGTACCGGGCAAACGACACCGTGCTGCCTACCGTAAAGAATGGGCTGCGCTATCAGGCGGTGATGAACGACAACCCGGTCGCCTGGGCGCCAAGCGTGCCGCGCGCGGTTGGTGATGTGGTGCAGCCGACCGTCTACACGGGGTGGAAGTACACCGTGATTGCCGTCGATGGCGACAACCCAGCGTCCGGGCTCATTGAGCCTGACTGGTTGGAATCGGATGGCGCGATCGTCTACGAGGATCAGGACAACACGCCGACGCCGACCACGCCGACGCCTGGCACGGGGTCGCCCGGAGGTGATCGCTACAGCAACCTGCCGGGTTACAAACAGAACCAGCTGGACAGCCTGCTATGACCGCTGCATGGGTTCCCGGCAAGACCTACGTTCCCGGCTCACTGGTGCGGCCAGCCAGTGCGCCGCCGGTTTCGCAGACGCAGGCCATCAACGGCTATTTCGAGGATGGCGCGACCGGCTGGGATTTCAGTGGCAGTTGTGCGCTCGCAACAAGCGGCGGCTACGGCTCGCCGAACTGCTGCATCGCCCCAGGCAGCACGGCGGGCGGCGAGGCGCTGAATCAGGCGAAGTTCTACGGGCCAGCAGGCACCTCCATCAGCGCTACCTGCATGATTCAGCAGGGCGCGTCGGACGTCGACCATACCCGCGGCTATGTGCTGATCCACTTCTACCGTTCTGATGATTCTGAGATCGGTACGCCCATCAAGGGCAACATCGTCAACGACGGCCGCGGTGGCGCATGGCACCCGTCGACTGGCGCAGCAACGTTTCCAGCCGAAACCAGTTATGCGCGGATTGGCATCTACCTCTACCAGAATTCGGCCGACCCGATCTGGGGCGACAACCTGGTGGTGTCATACGCCTATCAGGTCCCATCCGGCCTGGTCTACAAGGCGGTGCAGCCTGCGCCCGGCAAGAGCGGCAATGGCGAGCCTACCTGGCCGCTAACCCTTGGTGTGCAGGTCATCGATAACGAGGTGATCTGGGAAGCGGTTCTGGCTACCCGCATTACATGGGAAGCCTCACCCATCATGCGTTCTGGAGCGACGGATCCGGTCTGGCCGACCGCACCCGGCGGCATGGTGCATGACGGCGACATGGACTGGATTGCGGTATCGAGCCAGATCACGGACAAGAACTGCCCGAACAGCAAGGTCGTGGCGATCATGGCCAGCAAGGTGTTCGCCGCCGACAAGGATATCGTGCGCTTCAGCGCCACGGTGAACCCGCTGGACTGGACCAGCTCGCAGGATGCCGGCTACCTGCCGACCGGCCTGCAGCAGGCCAACAGCAACGACATGGCGGTGCTGGCGCCGTATCGCTCCAACCTGACCGCGTTCAACGCGTCGAGCTTCCAGAACTGGCAGGTCGATCCTGACCCGTCGGCAATGAGTCTGCTCGACCAGATGGACGGCATCGGCTCATCTGCGCAGCACGCCGCGCAACCGGTCGGCAATGACTTGTTCTACCTTAGCCAGCTGGGTGTGCGCAGTGTTGGCATCGCG